TTAATGCCCGATCCAACCGAGCCAACCGACGCCACCGAAACGCAGGACAATGTTCCTGTGCAAGAACCCATTTCTACTCCGGAACAGGAAACTGCACCGGAGTCGAGCGACGCTAAAGAAAACAGCCAGGCTTCCTCGTCGGAGTCGGGCGACCAAGACGCTAATAAGAAGCCTAAATCCCTGCTCGACGCCGTAAAACGCGCGGCGCAAGGACCGGCTGACGAGGATTCGTCTAACTCGGAAACCAACGGTAAATCCGCTGAAGGTACTGGAAACCCTACGCCTAGTCTGGACGACACAGCGAAGGAGAAGTCCACGCCGGAAGCAGACAAGAAACTGCCGTTCCATAACCACCCTCGCTGGAAGGAGATGATCACGGAGCGTGATGCATACCGCGCCGAATCGGATGAATTCCGAAAGGTCACTACCTTCATGTCGTCGAATGGTCTATCAACCGAAGAAGTCGCAGAGGGGTTCCAGATAATGGCCCTAATGAAGACCAATCCGGTCGAAGCCCACAAGAGGATCAGCGAATACAAGTCGCGGCTCGATGCTTTCGTCGGTGCGACGTTACCCCCCGACATCCAGAAAAAGGTTGAAGAGGGCTACGTCGATGAGGAAAGCGCCAGGGAACTTGCTATGCTCAAAGCACAGCAAGGTCTTTATCAGCAGCAACAGGTGAATGCGATGCAGCAGCGCGACCAACAGTCTCGCGGCAACATCCATTCTGCGGTGGTTAACTGGGAACAGCAGATGAGGGTCAAGGATCCCGATTGGTCCGCCAAACAGGAGATGGTCATCGACCAGGTCAAACTGATGTTGCAGGCGGAAAAGCCGAGTACTCCGGAGGAGGCTCTTGCGCTCGTTGAGCGCGCCCACTCCACTATCAAGGAGCGGCTTTCCCGATTCGCACCCCAGCGTCGGCCTGTCACCAATGTATCAAGCTCCACGTCGTCCGCCCACGCAACGGCCCAGCCGCGCAGCCTCCTAGAGGCGGTTCGTATGGGTGCAATGCAAACCCGCTAACGCACAAAACCTATGGCATTCACTAACGCTGAACTCGCTAACATCACCGCGTCGGCCCTCGACTACTACGTCAAGGGTCCGGCCTTCGCCCAAAACATCCAGGAAAAGCCCCTGCTCAAAGCCCTCACCGGCAAGCAGAAGACTTTCCCCGGCGGTAAGGGTAACATCAGCATCCCGGTCACGTTTGACTACACGACCGCTATTGCTGGCTTCACCCACAACGACACCGTCTCGTACGCCAACCCGGCTAACACGAAGCGCGCTGCCTATCCCTGGAAGGAAATCCATGCTGGTATCTCGCTGACGCTCACCGAGCTGAAGCACGACGGTCTTTCCGTCGTCGATTCCTCCAATGGCGCCTCCACGTCCAAGCACTCCGAGCGTGACCTCACGGTCCTCACCGGCTTGCTTGACGAAAAGCTCAAGGACATGACCGAAGGTTGGTCCCGCTCCTTCAATGAGATGCTTTGGAAGGATGGCACCCAGGACGCCAAGGTTGTCCCCGGCCTCACGTCGTTGATCACGGACAGTCCTGCCACCGGCACCGTCGGCGGCATTGATCGTGCGACCAACGCCAAGTGGCGCAACCGCGCCGCTGTCGGCGGCGCTGCGATCACCTACGTCTCCGGATCCCAGAAGATCAGCGAGTTCCTCCGCAAGGAAGTTCGTCAGCTGACCCGCTTCGGTGGCAAGCCCTCCCTGGTTCTTTGCGGTTCCGGCTTCCTTGAGAAGCTTGACCTCGAAATCACCAGCAAGGGTACGTTCACCACGGAAGGTTTCGCCAAGTCTGACACGGACATCGGCCTCGCTGGCATCACCATGCGTGGTATCGGTACCTTCGTGTACGACCCGACCCTGGACGATCTCGGCTTCACCAATCGTGCCTACTTCATCGACACGTCGAACATCAGCCTCATGGTGATGGACGGCGAAGACAAGAAGCAGCACAACCCCGCCCGCCCGCATGACCAGTACGTTCTGTACCGCGCCATGACCTGGACCGGTGGCCTGGTTGGTAAGCAGTTCACCGGCTGCGCTGTCTACGAAGTCGCCTAATCGGTAGTCGATAGACTCACCCAGGGGGTGGTTTCTTAACGGAAGCCACCCCCTTTTGCTTGCAACAGGATCAAGCCGTGGCACGATAAAGGGATGGAACACGCCAACGTAGAAATCCGACTCGCCGGCTCTCTTGAGAACACAGTTCTCAAGGAAGTCTCGGCTCCCGAAATTGCCGTCCTCAAAGCCATCCACGGCCATGATGCGGTAGTCAACATCAAGAAATCCCGCGTATCGTCTGACGACCAGGCTACCGAGCGCGCCCGACTGGAGAAGAACTACACGGAATCCGTGATCGCCAAGTTCTTCCCAGGCGTCACATCCAAGCTCCCCACCACCCTCGCAGAGGTTGGTGTCGAAGTGCCGGAAGAAACCTCCAAGAAGAAGTAACCGATGGCTCGTGGCACCCAGCTCTCCGCGCTGGTCGATGCCCTGCGGGCAGAGATCGGTGCATCCACCAACGTGTCGATGGGGGTTAACTCCCTGCCGGCGTTGAAGCACATCCTTAATCGCACCCAATCTTGGCTGTGGGAAAAGTTCGACTGGCCGTTCGCGTTCATCGAGCGGGACGAGCAAATGGTAAACGGATCGCGTTACTACGGATTCGACCCAGAGATAGACTTCGGTCGAATCAACGAGGCTAGTGTTAAGTATTCATCGTCCTGGCGTCCGCTAGTGTATGGCATCGGCATTGCCCAGTATAACTCCAGCGATCACACGGAAGGCGACAAGCAAGACCCTGTTACTCATTGGCGTCACTACGAGGGTAACCAGTTTGAAGTCTGGCCGACTCCCTCTAGTAACGAATGCGTTGTCCGGTACAAGGCGATCAAGAAGCTGCCGAAGATGGTCAATGATTCGGACGTAGCCTTGCTGGACGACAATCTGATTGTCCTGTTTGCTGCTGCCGAACTGCTGTCTCGCGCGAAGTCCCAAGACGCCCAGGGCAAGATGAGTGCGGCCAACGAACTGTTCACCAAGCTAAAGGGAAGCGGCATCAAGAATGATGTCTTCACTCTCGGCGGAGGATTCCCATCCAACCAAGGCAGCTTCTTGAACGGCGCGCGGATCACTCCCAGCAACCGAGTTTAATTTATGGCATATATTGTCGTCGAGAACTTTTCAGCCGGCCTCGACACGCGGCGACACCCACTCACGTCTAAATCTGGTACGCTCCAGACGTTAAGCAACGCGCACATTTCAAGAGGCGGTGAGATTGAAAAGCGTAAATCATTTGATGCACTTAATGTAAGCCTGGACGCCGAACCGTTCCAGTTTCCATTGTACGGATTGCAGTCTACCTCTGAAAAGGTCTATACCTTTACGGAGTCTAAATCCGGTGATGGTGTTACCGTTAGCGAAGCCCCATTGGGTACGAACGGAGTACATGTGATGTACTTGAAGCATCCGCTGTATATCTTCAAGGATCACGAAGCGTTTGACGATGAAGGTCTTTTTGTTTACCCGGAAATGGATGGTATTGTGAGTAGCACTCTTTACGGCGGTAAGACATTTGTAATCGCAAAATGGAATAACGGAGAAGAGATTCCATTCCTAGATGGTAAATTTATTTCTGATTTCTACATTGGAGAAACAAAGGAATGGATGGCCGTTCAATCCCACCCTTGGAAGCGTTTTGCGGAAACAATCGCCTGGCAGATCCGTGGTGAAACTTTTGGTGCATCGACCACCGGATGGGGAGCTACTGTTGGTGCCTTAAATCCCTTTGAAGCCTTTATCGATGTTACCGCCCCAAGCGGCATCGACTTCACCCCATCTTTCGTTACAGACCCTCTCATCAGAGTTGAAACAACGGTGACGCAGCAATTCGTTGACCCTGTGTTGGCAAAGGCGGCAACTGGTGGATTCGCAATCTCCGTAGGATCTCCAGGCACCCAGGCCGGCGGAATAAAGAACCTCAACGCGATTGGCGTGACTCCGAATATTATGAACATTTATTTCAATGAGTTTGAGGGCATCGATGAACCTGGAGGCTGGACTGGATTCAAGTGGGACACCGAACCTATCGTTGGCGCTGGCACAGGCATGGGAGTGGGATTGGCTTACAACATCGACTTTCACCTTAAAAGTATGCCAATGAATCGTACTGGGTTTTCAAACACCCCGGTAGGCGGATCTATATACTCTGTCGTCGATAGGCGCTTTACTGCCGACACAGGAGTGATTTCTCTCGGCATTCCAAACACGACTGGCACCTACCCCGATGACCATACGGCAAACAATGGACTTAAAGTTGAGATTGAATTTGATGCAGACCCTACAGGCGTTCCTGGGATCGCAGAACTTATCGACGTTGCGACCATCGGGCCAGGCTATGTTGCTGGGAGGTTTAAGGCTACGTTCTGTATCATGGCAGGCGGCGTGACTAATGCCGTA